TAAAGTTATCCGATTAGCTTTCAAGTTAGGAAGTAGAATTTCAATGAGAGAATCTGAAAAATGTTATTTCATTGGAATTACTCTACCAAAATCCGAGAACTTAGACCTGGATTTATTTGAAGAACTGAAGAACAATGCTAATGAACTCAAAGAAATCATTCAAAAGTCTAAATTATGAAGAAACTTAAAGTTGCCATGATAGTCCTTTTACTAGGATTTACTATTTACCTTTGCTTCAGGAATTACAAACTGAATCAACAACTCAGTATGTTACCTGATAAAGAGATCATTCAACATACTGATACAATTTATTTGAGGAAAGATTTCCTGCCAATTTCCTACGATAATTTACTTAACCCAAGTAGAATCCTTCTCTACAATTCTCCGCATTCTTCGGTTAGCCAGGGTTTATGCAGTACCGATTCAGCAGAGATATCAGAGAAGGATTCTCTTGTTCAATTAGTAATCGATAAGAATCAACTTACATTGAGTTTCCTTAATCAAAACTCGGGAATTTATTCTAGTAGGTTATTCAATATCGACACTAATAACTACAAGTATTCTTGGTATAACGGAAAACTTACCACACAAGAAATTAAATCTAGAATAAGATTAGTTCCTTATGTTTATGGTAAGTACCGACCCTTTAACAATCTATGGGATTTGGGAACAGGAATTTCAATCGAGACTAAGAGATTTAATTACAAACTGGGGATAAACAGTTTTTATTACCCAAGATATTTCTCAGGTATCAAAACTGATTTAGAACTGGTAGTAACTTATAAATTTTAGATTTTATGGCAAAGAAGATACAGGAAACACCCACTAACCTTACAAGAGAAGAATTATCTAATCTATCTAGGGTTACAACGGATGTTTTCTTTTTCAGTCTTTTTTGTTATGTGATACATCCAGTGAGAGGAAAGGTTCGATTTGAATTATATCCGTATCAAAAAGCCGTACTATACCAATTTATACTCCAGAGATTCAATATTTTGTTAAAGTTTAGGCAAGCGGGTATTACAGAACTTATATCTATGTACTGCTTATGGCTGGCATCATATCATCCTAATAAGAAGATAAACATTATCTCCATTAAGGATACAACAGCTAAGAAGGTACTTAAGAAGATTAAGTTCATGTATAAGAATCTTCCATGGTATATGCAAACCCCGATCATTAACGGAAGAACTGGGGAATTTGGTTCTGCCTCTATGATTGAATTCGATAATGGTTCATTCATAGAATCCATCCCAACATCTTCCGAAGCAGGTCGTTCAGAATCTCTTTCTCTCCTGGTAATTGATGAGGCTGCAATCGTTCGGTGGGCTTCAGCTATTTGGGCAGCTGCCTTCCCTACGCTTTCCACCGGAGGTTCAGCCATCATCAATTCTACTCCATACGGTATGGGTAATTTTTACCATTCAACATGGGTAGATGCTATAGCTGGAGGTAATCCTTTCAATGCTATTCGATTATATTGGCAGATGCACCCAGAACGGGATCAATCTTGGTATGACCAGATGGCTTCTGCATTGGGTCCAAAAAGAACTGCACAAGAAATCGATGGAGACTTTCTTTCTTCAGGTAATACAGTATTTGATATGGCAGATATCAAGGCTATCGAAGATTGCTTAAGTGATTATCCAGTTTTAAAATATCGTTTCAATCGTCAGTATAGACAATTCAACGAACCAGATCCAAATAAACAGTACTTTATCGGTGCAGACGTTGCAACAGGTAGAGGCTCAGACTATTCTTCTTTCACTTGTATGGACAAGCTGGGAGAAGAACAAGTTGTGTATAAGGGAAGAATGGCAGTAGATAAATATGCTAGGTTACTGGGAGATACTGGGCAATTATTTAATTTTGCTGTTGTAGCTCCAGAATCTAACGACGTTGGTTTAGCAGTAACTTCTGCTCTTCAGTCAGAAGGTTATCCTAATCTATACTACTATCAAAAGCTTCTGAAAAAGAAAGGTAAGTCCAGACCCGAGGTTGATAAATCTCCAGGTTGGTTAACTACCCAAAAGAATCGTTCAGTAATTATAGAGGGTCTAGAACAAGATATTCGAGAAGAGAATATCATTGTGAAGGATCCTTTCTTTGTTCAAGAAGCTCCTACCTTTATATATGATGGTTTGGGTAGACCTGTAGCCATGGGTAAACACCGAAATAATACTTCTGCTGTAGATGTGGATTTGGAAGGAGATGTTTATTCTGATGATGATATATTTGGTAAAGCAATTTGTAATCACATACGAAAAGGAAAAACTAATGTAATAATACAACCGAAATGAAAATTCTTAAGTTTTTTGGATTCGATAGAAGGAATCGATCTCCAATACAAGAAAACAAGGCTAATCCTCCAAGTAAAAAAGAGGAGGTACCTATTTCACCCGGTAGAGTATCGGAACCGGATGATGACCCAGGTAACTTCATTCATACATTGAAAGGCTTAACTCAGATGGTTACGCCTTCTTTTCGTGTTGAAGTGATTCAGCTTTTAAGGGATTTATATAAAGTGAATCCAGATGTTAACATAGCTTTACAGGACATGTTTAAGCTTGCTAATACTGGTCACAACATAACCTTCCCTAATAATACCGATAAAGAGGCTGATAAGATGAGAGATCATCTTTCTAAGGTATCCTCTAAATGGTCTAACTATACTGCTGGTATGGATGGTTTGGTAAACAAGATGATAGTTCAATTGATGATTAGTGGAGCTATCTCAGTAGAAGCTGTACCAAATGAAAAGTTAGAGGGTCTAGCTACTGTATTATTCCTCAAACCAGATAGGATAGTATTCAAAAGAGAGAATAATGGTGTATACAGTCCATATCAGAGGAACACTCTTTGGAATGGCTCGAATAAGCAAGATTATATCAAACTTAATACAGAGACCTACTGTTATGTTGGTATGTATAATGATACTGATGAACCTTACGGAATACCTCCTTTTATGGCATCTTTGGATTCATTAAAGGGTCAGCATGATATGAAAACTAACTTTAAACATATCATGGAAATCTGTGGTATGGTTGGTTTTCTAGAGGCTTTGATGGAAAAACCACAACAGAAACCTAATGAAAATGTAGAAGCTTACACTAGAAGATTAAATAGGGAGCTAATACGTTTGAAACAGAATGTAAGGGAAGGTATGAAGGATGGAGTAGTAACTGGTTACATTGATGACCACCAGTTTAAACTTAACTCTACTTCAAAAGAGATGAGCAATATTGATAAACCCTGGAATATGAACCAGCAATCAGTTGCTAATGGTTTGGGAGTAAATGGCAACCTAATTGGAGTACAAGCTTCCATTGGAGAAGGAGCAACTGGTATTATGCTTTCTAAGCTTATAAGTCAGCTGAAGAATATCCAAATGATAGTTTCTTATGTTCTTAAGTTTATTTATGAACTAGAACTACGTCTGGCTGGCTTTGATTGTAAGGGAATATCCATTACTTGGGGATCATCCACTATCTCTGATGAGGTTAAAATCCAACAGGGTAGACAGTATAAGATTCAGAACCTTGACTTACTTTACAAGGCAGGTATCATTTCTCAATATCAATATGCTTGGGAAATGGGTTATGATTCTCCTTCAGAAGAAGAACCAAGAGTTTCATTGGAAGACCAATTTGCTAAGGGAGGTAATTCAGACCCACAAGAGGGTACTAAGAAGAAACAGAGACAGGACGATAAGAATCAATCCGCTCGTAGATCAAGAGATAAAAATAACCCGGCTCCTTCACGAGGAGATCAAAATACTAAATCAAGATGAGTAAACCGATTACTAAAAAGAACAGAGAACATTTGGATTCTTTAGTGATAGGTAGTGGTCATACTATAATGGCTGGGTATATCCCAACATCCATAGAACCACAAACCTTCTCGGAGAATTTTTATAAATGGGCTCAAACTTCTAAGGAGTCAGTCAGTCAATTTGGTTTTTGGGGAGGAGAAATAGATTATAATACCTATTATCCTGACTTGAAGCCAGAAGAACTTACTCCTAAAGATGAGGAGTTTATTGAACCAATGTTCAGATTATTATCTGCAACTATTGTGTCTAAGAACTGGAATCCTACCGATTTTAGTCAAAATGGAGTATTAAAAGCTTCTATGAGAATGCTCTTAGGACAAACAGTAAACTGTGACCATGAGACTAATATTGGTAATGCTATTGGAGCTGTATCACAAGTTATCTGGCAAGATGAATACAAGGATGGTTCTTTTGTTATTCCTGCAGGTATTAATGGTATATTAAAGATTGATGGTAAAGCAAATCCGAGAATTGCTAGAGGCATTCTTATGGATCCTCCATCTATCCATTCTAACTCAGTAACAGTACAGTTTAAGTGGGATAAGTCTCACCCAAATATGGAAGATAACGAATTCTACCAGAAACTGGGTACCTATGATTCTAAGGGAGTTATGGTACGAAGAATCGTTACTGAAGTAGTAAGATACTTAGAAACTTCTTTGGTATCTCATGGAGCTGATGCTTTTGCTCAGAAGATTGGGGATGATGGTAAAATCATTAATCCCAATTTTGCCAAGAGAACTTGGGCTTCATACGAAGAATATAGGGATGATAAGTCTAAACAGTATTTCTTCTATGATACGAAAACTGATCTAGCTTTGTTCAGTGAAAATAACGATACTTCCCAATCTTATGATGATAACCAAGGAAATCA